AAATAGATCCAGGCCCAATTAAAGATAAACCCGGTAAAGGCTGAGAAATAGATGGAACTGAAGTATAGCTTAAACCTGATATTAAAGTACCTAAAATAGGATCAGATATTCCTAAATTAATAGTTCCTAGCGAACTAATACTTATACTATTAAGAAAAACTCCCGTAGTAGGATTTTGTATTCCCCACTGAGAAGAAGAAAGTCCTGTTAAATCCGTAGAAATTGTAAGTGCTTGAGTTGCTATAGCACTCGTATTTGTAGCTAAAGAAATATTAGATGCAGCAATATTTACCGCTTGTAGAGTATCACTTACCTCAATACTTTGAGTCCAAGTACCTGAAAGAACACTAACATCTCCTGAATTCTGACACCATACTGACCCGCCATCTTGCGGAACGTTACTTGATCCATCACCTATAGCTTGAATACCTACTTCCCCAGCTTGAAAGTAGCTAGAGTTAGAATCATTAAAACCCCAAATAGGACTAGGTTGTAAATCTGCTAGAACAGCAACAATTCGTCCTTGATCATTATATGTACGATAAACAAGTACTTTCGAAGATATCTGAGGAACTACTTGAAGAGCATAACCACTCCCAATAGTAGCGTTAATTGTAATTTGAGGCTCTTCTAAAAAAACCTGTACAGTTCCTACCAAAGGATCTAGACTAGTAGCTCCATCAGTTGAAGTAGTACCAACAATACTATTAGGTACTTTTAATCCCCCCGTAACTATCCCCTCATATAAAGTAACCATATTAGTTAGAAGTATTTCCCGTTAAAGAGGTTAAATTAGTCCCAGAAATTGGAATAGTAGTATTAGTCTTGCTTAGAGCAGACAACTTCTGAACACCTATATTTCTATTTACTATATTTCCCGTAGATGACATTAAAGGGGTAGCATCTGTAGAAATAGGAGACACTCCGCTGAAGGCATTAACTACACTTTCTAAAGTAGGCAAAGCATAAACTGCAGGGGCTGGAATCATATTTATATTTACAGGTTTAGAACTGTATGTAGGCATAGCATTTCGAACCATAGAAAGGGATGCGGAAGCTGTATAAATACCTCCTACCTGAGCTTGTTTGGCTACAGCTGTAACATAACCAAATTTTTGATTTGTAACATCAAAAAAGGTTTGCCCAACTTCTACTTGACTACTTCCTATATAATTAATGGTACCACTTTTTAAAACAGAATTATTAAACTCAAAAAAGAATCTACAAAATTGAAACATACCATTTAATTCTTGGGGGGACTGTTGAGATTGATTACGGGGTTTTACATTAGGATTAGAAAGAGGTTGTTCTTGTAAAAATCCATACTGACTTAATATTTTTCCATTAACATACCTAGGAAATAATAAAGGTATAGGATCTGGCATAATTTGTAAAGAAGTACTCATCTGATAACCTGAAATTAAATGTTCTTTTGTGTCAAAGTAATCATAACTAATAGGAATTATTTGAGATGAATCAGACATCAAGGCGTTTGCATTTGGATCAGAAGAAGTACCTGTACTAATACTGATAGTATTATTATACTGAGGAGTTCTAAATACTAATCTTCCTCCAGGAGTTTCAAAAAATTCTGTATAAGACATGGCGTTAATTTCTCTAATTATATCTGTTGGAGACTTAGTAGAAGGATTATAATTACCAAAAGCATCACTCAGTCGCACAAAATAAGGAGTAAAGGCTTCTGTAGCGAAGAAATTAGCATTAATTTCTAGAGGACTATCTCCTATAGAATCTGCTTGAAATCCATAAAGGCGTGGAGAAGTTTCACCCGTTACCTGTACATTAAATTTACGCATCTGCATTACTAAACCATAAAGATAAGAAGGAAGGCTAAGAAAATTAGTTGACCCTCTACTAGGAGTACCTGGAGCTAAAGTTGCTCCTGTAGCGGCAGCATTATTAGGAATGGGAGACCCTATAGCGGTAGAACCAATTATATTATTATTATATTCCATTTCCTGTATATCGATATAACACGTAGTAGGAAGTGTAATAGGAATAGTTTGCGCTGCAGCGCCTGGAGATGATTGTAGGGTACCCGTAAAAAACTTAATATGATAAAATTCTCTTAGAAGCACTTTTAGCATATCTATAGGAGAAGTTGTTCTACTATTCCCAGCAGTGTCTTTTTTAAACCCTTGTAAAGTATTCTGATAAAGAAAACTCTGAGAAGAACTTCCCCCTACATTAGGCATTTCACCTGTATCAAATATACCTGCCTGATAAGCTGTAGCAGCATAAATTCGTCTAGAAGAATCAAAAAGACTAGCTGTTCCTCTAGCTGTAATTTTAACCATAGGTGCAGCAGAACCTGGATTAGCTGAAAAATTAATATTAGATACGAAACCTAAAAATTCACTTTCGTACAAAGGTATAGTAGATGTATTACCTATTGCTGTAGTAGGTATTTGAGATACTGGTAAAAGAGATACAGGGCATGCAAACATCATAGGTTCTGTATCAAACAGATTAGGCTGCGTCTTTGTTAGATACTGCTCCACCAGATTTGGGGGAAAGGGCCATCTATAAACAACAACAGAAATCATATCAAATTTCTGAATTAAATCGCTTAATAATAAACCATCTTGCCCTAAATTATTTCCAATACCTGTAGTCGGAGCATTAGCTTCTTGAAAAGCCGCCCTAACAGCTTGAGGGGTAAGACCATTAGGATCTTGATAGTTTACTTGAGCGAAATCTTGTTGAAGAGATGCCAGGCGAGTAGGATCTACAACACCTCTTAAACGCATTGCAACTTCAGTTCTAACAGAATCTAATTCAAATTCGGTAGCTGTTTCAACATTATACTGCGCAATATTGGTAATTAGATTATCTGCAGATAAAGGGGCCGTAATTATAACAGGATTTGCGTTAGTGGTATAATTACTATAGTTATCAGGTTTTGCGCCATTAATAGTTTTATTAGGCCAAAAAACTGGGCGTCTAATAGCCTGAGGAGGATTTCCTCCATTATAGGCAGTTTTATAAGCGTTAGCCGCCTGCACAAATGCAGAAGTAGTAGGGGAAGTAACAGGCGCTGGAGGCTGAAGGCTAGTTACCGAAATAACGTCATTCAAAAATTCTATATCTAAAGAATTTTCCATATTCTTCATAGACTGAACTACTCTATAGTTATTCAGATAAGGAGTAATTTCAAATCGTGAAAAATAAGAGGGGTCAAAAGGGCAGTCGAATCTAGCCACTTTTAAATTTTGTTCATACAAAGAAGAACTATAGGTAGTTGAAGGGGCTCCAGGAGTTGTAACATTTTGAGATAGAGAAGGTGTAAAAGGACCATTTTCTTGTCCATCAGTTCTCGTAAAGGGAGGAGTATACTTATATAGAAATACTCTTACCTTAAGAAAATCATTTTGTAATGAAGAATTACTACCTTCTAAGCTCATATTAGATTATTTTTGCTGCTGCCGTATTTAAATTGTTAGTTGCGTTAGCAATAGGAACATTAATAATACTTGTAACTTGATTTAGTGAACTGGAGATCAATCCCGTAGGATTGAATGCGAAATCATAGAAATTAAATTTCTGACCTTGAATTAATTGAAAAACTATTTGATATGGGAATCGTAAATGGGCATCTACATTGTGTGAAACATTTATACTTTGTATAAAACCAGTATATGTAGAATTTTTATAAAACAATCTACTCAATCCTTGGGTATTAGTATATTCAAAATTAGTTTTTAAAAACTGTAATTCTTGATAAGCCGTTTCACCTGCAGACATGCCCGTAATAGTTAATGTTTGGGGAGAATCGTACCAAGTTTGAAATCTAATACCTCCTTGAGTAGCTAAAGAAGTAGTAACAACTTTACTGTCAATAGCTAAGCCCATAGGATTTACTTGAAACTTAATACCATTTAAAATTAAAGGAGTTTTAGTAGCCATAGATTATTGTCCTGAAGGGTACACAAATGCTTCTGGACGTACTCCAGCTTTATTACGTCCCGCAGCGTTTACTAATCCTGCACCTACAGCTAATGCCGCTCCTGCACCTGCAATAGCCCCTGGAACCCCTGCTACAAGACTTCCCGCAGTAGCCGCAGCGGAGGTCCATTTAGTGGCTTCCCCTCCTACAGCTACAGCTGCTCCAAGCCCTTGACCAAGTTTACCTTGCATCTGATTACCTAACCACATAGATATTCCTTGGGTAAGTCTTTCTACATTGTTAGATATCTTTGTTAGAGGATCTTTCATAGACGTTACTGTTTGCCAACCACTTTTGGCAGCTTCATCTAAAGTAGGTCCTTTAGCCGCGAGTACATCTTTCAAGCCTGCAGCTGATAATCCTTTAGCCGATTCTAACATATTTTTTAAAGCTATATCTTGTGCTGCACCGTGAATATTAATTCCAGCAAAACCCGCTATTTTTTCAAGAGCTGGGAGTTGTACTGCGAGGCCTCCAGGCATACTTCTTATCGTCTGATTAAATAAATTTTGAAGTAAAGGAGCCGGATTTTTTGCAAAATTTTCTAGTGCTACATTACCAGGCAACCCTTTTCCACCCTGGAAAGCTGCTAGACCTACTAAATTTTGAATAGGCATATTAGCTAAGCCAGATGCTACGCTTTGTGCAAATCTAGCAGCTTCAGCCTGACTCATTGTCATACCAAGTTGCTTAAGATTTCCATCGAATGCACGTAACACGGAAGCTACTAGTCCTACTCCAGCCCCTCCTGCGCGAGCAGCTTCAGTCATGTTTATAATCTGTTTCTGAGCTTCCCTAACGGACATTCCTAATTTGCCATGTATATCTGCTGCGTAAAGTTCACTTTCAGCTAATTCTGTAGTAGTCCAGTTTAAACGAGAAGAAGCGTCTTCTAAGGTAGCCATACTTTCTTCGACAGTGCTTCCGAACTTTCCTAAAACACCTATCATAGTATTTAAACCTTTTGAGCTATCAAAAGCTCTAGGAGCAAGGTCTGCTAAAGTTTTAATTAAATTTTGAGCTTCTACAGGAGATAAGACTTTGGCATTAATGGCACCCCCTAAAATTCCTCCTCCTACAGATCCTACCCCTGCACCTAATAAAGCAGCTTGTGCTTGTGCAGTAGCCGCAGGTAATGTAGTAGCTTGTTTAAAAACAGTAGAGCTAGCTATAAGAGAAGCTACCTGTCCTAAAGTCCCCATTATACTACCTGCTTGACTTATCATCCCACCCAACCCCTCAGTAGGGCGAGAAATTCCTGCTATTCGGCCAGCATAACCTGACTCAATACCAGCTATTTCAGCAGGAGCTCTGCGCTCACCTATGGCTCGAGCTACCTCTCTTTGGGCAGCACTTCTTTGAAGAGCTACACGACGTTGATAATCTTGTTCAATTTTTACTTGTTCTTTATCTTCTTTAGAAAGAGCATCCAGACGAGCTTTAAGAATCACGTCAATATCAGCTAGTTCTGCCGCCGCTGCCTTCTTTCTTTTACCTGATAATTGGTCTACTGTATCTTCTAAGCCTTCAAATTCAGTACTTACCTCGCCAAGTTTTTCAACAAAGCTATCACTTTCTTCGTTAATTTTACCCAGACTATCTCTAATAGCCTGTAGCTTACCTTGCAAAGAGGGATCAAGATTTACAGGAGTTTGTTGTTGAGAGATAGGAACAGAATTTGGTGAAGGCTGTTGAGGAGTTCTTCCACCAGCATCTGTTCCACCAGGATCTATTGTAGCCATATATTATTTAATTCTTTCGATCGTATCAATATCGTCTAAATCATCAAGATCATTTAATGAAAGATTTTTACCCGTACCTTTTTGAATATCAGCTAGCCAATCAGTAGCTTCAGATACCTTACCTTCAGGTTGAAGTTCTGGAAAAGCCTCGGGACGAATAAATTTAGTAAGATGCTCTACTATTTCAAATAATTCAGATCTATCTTTACGAATATGTAAAGTAAACCAGAATCTTTGTGCAGGAGTTAAATTTAAAAACTTTGGATCATCTGGAGCACAATTAAGAACTTTACAAATTTCATAATCAGCTCTAAATGCAGGATCAGTTAAGTTTTTTTTAAACTGTCCATCACAGAGTTTTGTTCTTCTACAAGTTCAACATAGAAAGAATATACTTCTTGTAGAACCCTACTTTGCATTTCGGAATACATTGATTTCCAACTTGCATAGTCGGCTTTAACACCATTCATAGCTACGGTTGCTGAAGCTAACGTTTCAATTTGAAGCGTAGCATATCGCCCGAGAGCATCTTGGTTATCGGTAGGTAATGCGGCGAGGATCTTTTGCTGATGGGACGCAGAAAGGGTTTGTAGGGTAATAGATAATCCCTTGAACACTTCCTTAGTCTTCTCGATACGTCCCAATTGAAGTACTGAACTTAAATCGACTGTCTTTTCGGGCATCACTTCTGTAGCCATTATCTTTTCCTCTCGAGCAACGATTTACTAAAACGTATTAAGACGAAACTACTTCTCTTTCCGTGTACGCAATGATCATATTCTGAACGATTTTCAGATCATTGTCCAAACTGTAAATCTTAGGGTTGTTAGTTACCCAGCAACCACGATAAATAGTAACTCTAGTAGGAACTGTAGAAGCTGATGGAGCTGATTCTACTTTAACAATAGCGAACGGAGAGTTCTGGAAAACAACATCTCCGTTAGCAATCTGTAAAGCATCGAGAGCATCTGAATCATAAAGAACAGCTCTTTTAACTTCTAGCGTTCTAGGAGCAACTAATCCAGGTAGTAGCTCTACTACAACTCCCGGGGCCGCTGCATTCATCTGAAAACGCTGTTTAGCAGGTCGATCGTTACTCTCTGTCAACGATTCAATAGCTCCAATAGGTGCCGCTTGAAGAGCAGCGGAAGTGAATGCAGTGGGATTTGATAGAATTGATGAATTCAAATTATCAATAGGAATCAATCTGATAGTAATAGAGGTTGAAAGTCTAGCGATTGTATTAGGTAAGGTAGGGATAGCCATTGTATTAACTCCTCAAAATTTAGACAACTAGTTGCTGTCTGGCACCATATTTTACTTCTACATCTTCAGAAACAGACAAATCAGTAGGTCTATCTAACGAATAGGTTCTACCAATGCTTGTAAAAATACATCCCCTATACATAGTAACTAAATTACTCAAGTTAGAATTAGGGGGCATCGTATCTAAACGTATAAAAATAAACGGCTTCTGTTGCTGGTTAAGAATACTACCATCTGTTATGCCGCCAGTAGTTAATTCAGATCCATATCTAGCAATATCTATAAAGTCAGAAGAATATAAAACCATTCTCTTAATAGAAAGCGTTCTATCTGTAGGAGACTGTAGTACTTCTAATGCTTGTCCAGGTATATCACTATCCGTTTCCCATCTACTAGTAGTAGTCCTAGACTGATTTTCAGTAAAATTAGTAATAGCAAGTACTTGCATCATATGCGAAATAATATTACTAGGATTTATAGTGCCAAAAATTGCTGCTGGAGAAACAGCATCTTCTCTTAAAATATAAAAAGAAGTTGCTGTAACTAGCCGAGCATCAGTATTTGGTACTAATGGAATTGCCATAGATTAGATAGAGAACGTAACGGAAATGTATCTCAAAGGAAATACTGGAGCGATATCGAACGAGACGTCAATCTGAGAAGGATCAATACTATTAACTGTTGCAGATACATTAGTAAATCCATTAATAATCTGTAGATCAACAAACGTAGATAGTAACAGATTAAGCGTAGTTACAATCATACTAGGGGTATCGGTTAAGAGCTTGATTCCGATGAATAAGTTATTCAATGTAGATTGAGTAGATTCCGCAACGAAGTCAATAATTTCAGTAACTGAGTAGTTTTCTGCATCTACGGTAGATCTATCTGTAGTAGTATCTTCCATAACACGGATGATACCATTTACAGTTTCAACTACTGTTACCCCTCCATTACGAAGAGCCAATTTTTGTGATCGTAGTAGATTCGCCGGAATACTATCAATACCCTGTAACTCTTTTCTTAGAAGAGGTTCAGCAACATCATAGTTACTATTAATGCGAAGACCTGCAATGGCTGCAGCGATAAATGAGCCATCGGTCATAATAGCTCCATTAGTTCCAGGAATTGCTGCAGCTGGAGGATACGCTAACAAGATACGTCTACCATTTCCACCCGCAGCGAATCCCGCTGCATATCCTATAGCAGTAGCGATAGAAGGGTTGCCATTCATACCTACTATGGCAGTTCTAAAGTTTCCTTCCAGAGGAGCACTAGCGTTAGTTATATGACCAAGAATAGCTGGATATAGATTTGGATCCGCTGTCAAACAAACAACAATATTAATATTAGGTACTGCTAGTAGCTTGTTTAGAGCGTTCTGAAATCCTGTTAATGCAGGCTGATCTGCTGGATTTAATTGCATAGCAACGATAGCTCCGGAGTTAGCGCTATTCTGAAAAACAACTTGTGCTCCGAGAGGCAACGTATAGTCAGTAGATTGCAAGTTATAAACCGCTGGAGGTGTAGCTGTATCTGTTGGAATAGGTCCCATATCGTTAATTAAATCTTGAAGATCATAGTAAACTGTAGGAACATAATCTGCAGAAACCTTTGGTGATTGATAACTAAAGGAATAAGCTGTTCCGGGAATAACACCGACTGTTGGAGAAGGCTGTTGAGGACCTTTTGCGATTAATCCTCCAATGAAACCTAGAGCAGCATTAGCTGTTCCACCTAGAGTCTGAATAGTATTTACTGGACCAGGATTTGCTGAATAGGCTGTATTAGAAAGAATAATAAAATTCCCAAAAGCTGAAGCGTGAACTTGTCCTGACCACCCAGTTGTTGCATTCATCTGGCTAATAATACTTGCCTGACTTACAGGATTTGATCCTGTAAAGGTTGTAGTTAGAGGCGTACCTCCATTAATAGATACAATGAATGTTAATCCTGAAACAGCAAGGCCACTTATAGCACTTAGGTTGCTTGTAAGAGTTGCAGGGGCTGTAAGCCAGTCAACGTTTCCGTCAACTAGAGTATAGTCAATTCCTAGAGTATAGTTAACATAGTTGGCGTCAGTAATAGTACTTGGCAAAGAGAACGCATGAGGAAGTAATACGTCAATAGCTGCGCCTTCCAGAAGATTATCTGTAATTGAAGAAGCAGCTGCAATGGTAACTGCTCCATTGAGCGCGAATAGTTGCCCGGTAACCACGCAAGCGGAACTTACTGAAATACTAGTATTAGCTAAGAGAGTTCCTTGAAACGTGCCTCCCCCAAGAGTAGCTGAGGTACCTACTTGCCAAAATACGTTCTGAGGTAATATGCCTACGAGAACCACTGCAGGAGTTGATCCTGTAGTTAGAGTAGTACCAATCTGAAAAATAACTACATCTGTTGAAGATCCTGTTAGAGTCATAGTTCCTGTAAGTGCTGCTGAAGAAGTCCACTTATAAGTACCAGGCCCTGTAATAGTATTTAAATCATTTCCCGTTTCGTCCGTAGCACCAACGCGAAGAGCAAGATTAGTGTAAGCGGCTAGTGCATCAACCTGAGCTTGCTGAGATAAACTATTTGCAATATTTTCAGTACCTGTTAATGTACCAGGAGGAAAGCCAGTTACTGAAGTACCTGGATATAAACCCAAGTCTCCTGTAAGCGTTGTAGCTCCAGTATTAGTAACGGTTGAACCAGCTAAGATAGCGTATGGCAAAGCTGAAGCTAGATCTGGTGCTCCAGGAGCTAAAGGAGCAGCAGACGTACCTCTAATAAGATTAGCGGTTAGAGTCTTAGTAGTCTTACCAGTCCCGATAAGAGCTACAGTTCTAATTCCGCCAGATATATTAGGAGTAGCGGTACTAGGAACAAATTCCACTACTACGCCACTTTCGGCGCCTTCAGCGGACAACGGAGGATTGTTAGCCATATTTTTATTTCTCCAAAATTATTTAAAGTTTAAAAGATTCGCTAATTGCCTGATCTTCAGTAGTTACTGTGCCAGTAATCTTAGCAAGAGTAGCCCCAATAGGATTAATTTCAGTCCACTCTACATATAGCGTCATTCGAATTCCTGAAGTATAGATCCAGCGATCGTAAGGAAATTCTCTTCCATCTGCAAGTAAGCTGGTCTTAACTACTCCTACACCGCTAGCAGATAAATAATCGGTGAGTATTTTGAATCTTTCATAAAGTCTATCAAGAACTTGATCTCTTACAACAGTATCAAGAGCCGTCGCCTTAATAGTTACTTCCATTGTCATCGGAGCGCCGCGCCGATTGAAAACGTTTCCACTAGCATCTTTAAATTGTTCGAAATAATCTTGCTGTAAAAATCGATGTTCTTCACCTGAAAGATTTTCTACAGTAATACAAGGGTAGATTAAAAAATCTATAGGCGTCGCATCATTGATTGCAATCTGAGTATAAGGAGGAGTAGTATTAATATTAAGAGTACCATCAGGATTTTCGATGTAAGGATAGACAGGATCTAAGGCAAATTGGTTTCTTAAATTAACAACAATAGCATCTCTTACTCTTCGAGCAATAACAGGACCTGTAAGAATAGGCGGTGTCAATGGTTGACTAGGAACAGACATAGCTAATATGACCCCCCACTGCTAATTCCAGGAAATATACCTGGTAAAGGTATTTTATAAATCTGCGAACTGTGTTCAATTTCTTCTGTCTTGAACAAACTTCTCAAAACGTGGTGACGCCAACGGCTAGTAGTTACATCAGTGATCCATAATCTTGAACCATCTCTACGGACAATAAAATCTCTATTCTTCATTATAGGTTCCCACAAGGCCCAACATGTAGGAACAAATTCTCTACGGATACCTTCTTCGTACAATCTAATTTTTTGCTGACTGCCCGGCTGATTAATACTAACAAAAATTTCTACTGGGGGATAATACCCCCCTACGAAGTTCGTACCAAAACAAACTTCATCAATATCTTGTCTATGCTGACGACGGATAGGATCATAAAAAGGACAAAGTGTACCCTGTTCTCTGCGTTGATAGAGTAGTACTCTCTCCCCTCCGACACCCATCATCCATTGAAATTTATTTCTCATATCAAGAAAGCGTTCAACTAATGGATCAACGCGTTCTGCAATAGCTGGCAGTATTTGAAGATGACTCATTAAAGTGCTATGTAATCCACGAACATAATATCTGAGGCCGTTGGAGGCCATATTCCCGAACCTAAATTTGTAATATTTTGAGTAACAGTAGCAGCTAACGTAAAACTTTTCTGATCCACTCCTTCAGTATACTGGATCAAAGGCTGTAATCTATACCCGTCTATGTAGACTCTCAAAGTACCAGCTCTAAAATATTCGGCTGTAGTAAAAGTAACATTAGAATTATTAAGAACGTTTGTAGTTAGAGTCTCACCAAAAATAAAGGAATCAGCACTAATATCTGTCGATCTAAATGGTTTTTCTTCAAAATCGTCAAAAGTTTCATCAGTAACGGCCGGAGCTTTAGTAATATCGCTAGATGCTCCAGCTGAGTTTATTGCAACAACTTTGTAATAAAAAATTGCTCCATAGGTAAACGGCACCTTATCTATATACTGAAATCCTGGAGAAGAAATCGTCGCGACTAAACTATAGCCGTGATCTTGATTAGGAGATCTAAAAACTTTATAAGCAGTTACTCCATCTTGATCAGCATTTAAAGTCCACTCTACTAAAAAACGAAAACCGCTTAACAGATTGGTAACTACAACATCTCTTACAGTAGGAGGCATTGCCATATTAAGAGCATTTCCTAACTAACATTGAAGGAATTTTAATAATACCTAGATAGGCAGTTTTATCAAGAAGCTCAATGACAGAGCCTGTAAAAAGCAATTCTACTTCATCTTCTGAAGAAGATTTGTTGACCTCAGCAATAACACCTTTAGGAATAACTACTTCAAAACTACCTATATTATGACCATTATGATCCGCAAGTTCATCTGAAATAACTAAATTTTGGTAAGCGTCTGCCCAAATAGATTTCTTACAATTAAAATCAGCTGCCAGTTCAACCATCTCACCAGTAAAAAACTTAGTAGAGGACCTATATTTTTCAATGGAAACTTCGATAGCTCCTAGAGCTTTCAGAGAAGCATCTAGATTAGCCAGCGTAGTTTTAGCGCCTGTAGCGAAGTCAATATCTAGAACAATACGATACGACCCCTGTAGAGGAGTGACATTATTCTGCTCGTCGCCGGTTAGCTTACCTAGTTTTTGCATGATAGTATCCTGTATATTAAACGAGAGTATACGATATGGACGACTATGTGACGGATTCGCTCGTAAAGAGCTAAATTATGGACTATTCCAAAGAAAGCTAGTACCTAGCGCTATCTTTAAGAACTGCCCTAAAGCGGTATTAAATCGGGGCGTTCCTAAACTTGCGCCAGCATTAAAGATTTGAGTCTTTTTATAATTAATAATCATACGTTCGTAAATATGTGACATATTAGCCAAAGAAACATTAATCTTTGCCGTCTGATCAATACGTACAGTCACTCCTTGATCCGACCACTCAAAGTCGTCTAAAGTTGAGCGCATTTGCTGAAAAATTTCTGCGTACATAGAAACACCGAAACGAACTACAGGTCTGATAACATCAGGCAATGAATGCGCGTTAAACCCACTTAACGGAGGAATTACATTGATGTCAGCAATAACTATTTCTATGAATTGAAGGATGCGATCATCTGTAGCTGTCGCCCGAAATCGTTCAGGCATTAATATCTTACATTCATCGACTAGCTTTTGTTCTTTGTCGCTTAATTTACCTTCTTTAATAGACATCAGAGTCTCCGTTATATTTTAATCAGGTATCTTTGAAACTGTTCCAGTACCCATATTTGCACACCAGATATTACCTGAGGGAGGACCAGAAGGAACACTCGGTAAAACTACTCCATCGTAACAGACCCCTTCAGGAGAGATTCCAGGAGTTGAACCTACATTAAAAGTATTTGTTATAGCTCCTGAAGAAGCTAGCATTTGATATACTAGATTACTATTTTCGTAAGTCACCCAAATATAGGTACCATCAGAACAGATAGCTGAGCGATAAGAAGAAACACCTACTGAATATGTTCCTATTACTACCCCAGTTGATGCTATTAACTTCGTAACAGATCCAGATGCATTGGCTGTCCATATATAAGTACCATCAAAACATACTGCTGTCGGAGCAGAACCTACTGAATAAGTATTTATTAGAGAGCCATTTGAGGCTAAAATTTTTGAAACATTATTTACGTTCTTGTTTGCTGTCCAGATATAAGTTCCATCAAAACAAATTCCAATAGGTGTATAAGATGAAGAACCTACAGAAAAAGTTCCTGATACTGAAGCAGTCGATGCTACAATCTCAGTAACTGTTCCATCGTTTGAATTGGTTACCCAAACATTTGTTCCATCGAAACATAGATTGCCTGGAAAATGTCCAACCCCTATACTATTTATCTGCACCCCTGTTGAAGCTACTATTTGAGATACTGTGGCTAAAGTATCGCTACTCACCCATATATACCCATCACCAAAGCAGCACCAAACAGGTCCATCATCCGTCGCGAATTGACCAATCAAAGATCCGTTTGATGCCTGTATTTTTGATAGACCGTAATATGGATTCCCTACGTTAGCAGTCCAAATATACGTACCATCAAAACATATACCCATAGGTTGGTTGTAAATACTTCCAGTAGTATAAGAAGGTATCCCAAGATTAATTTTTGAATCCATCATCCCTACATGACCTAATCGCATATTAGTAGTTCTGTCCGCCTGTAAAACCCCAATAATTAGAACCATCATAGAAAAAAGTTAAAATATCTGTTTTTCCTACAGTAGTAGTTAAGGTAGGTGCTGTAGAAGCCGGCCACTTTACAGTTCCAGGCCACGTAGCTGTGTAAGATCCAGATCCTCCTTGAACTAAGAAAAGAGTAACTGTTTGACCTACAAGAGCTCCCGAGAATGAAAAGGTACAACTTGAAGTCATAGTAGCAGTAACAATTGCCCCTAAAGTCCAATCGATAGCCTGAGATGCTCCAATAGATCCTAGTGCATCAGTCGTATCAGAAAATTGTGTTCCATGAATATTTCCTACAACGTGAAGAGCATTACCAGAACTAGGACTTGCAGTACCAATTCCTACTCCACCTGCAGCACGTACAATAAACGAGTTGGCTACAGTTGAAGTGAAATAGGTTGGTGATGTAGAGTCGGCCCAAACAAAAGTTCCTGCCGTAGCTGCATTCGCATAATATCCTGCCGCAAGAGAGTAACTTCCAGAAGTTTCATTATGTAAACCTCCGGGTATAACTGAATATGTACCGGAGGCAGTATTATCTTGACCACCACTTATAACTACAAAACCGTTAGACGTGATATTATTATAACCTCCAGCTACAGTGCTCCATCCTCCAGCTGCAGTATTATAGGTCCCTCCTGAAACAACTGTCGTCTCATCAGAAGCAGTATTACCAATTCCTCCAGCAACAACGGCACCTTGAGGGTTACCTACATTAGGAGTAGAATTATTTTGACCTCCTCCTATAACAGAATAAGCTCCTGAAGCAATATTACCTGATCCCTCTCCTACGATTGAACCAGTACCTCCTCCAACAGTATAAGGACTACTTCCACCACCTGAAGCAGCCCAATGTGCGGCAGAAGAACTAGTTGCCGTTAAAACCCACCCAGCTGTTGGAACTCCACTAAGAGTAATACCATTAATAGCAGCTACAGTTGGATTAGGATAAGTTCCAGATAAATCTCCACCTGCCGCTCCAGTAGGAGGGCCTCCAGCTGCCTCAACTGACCAAGTTACTCCACCTGATCCATCTGCAGTAAGAGCATATCCTGAAGTAGCTGGAATAGTAGCTACAGAAGAACTAATATCGCTAGAAGTGACTTTAGTTTGAGCCATAAATTATATAGTGCTAATTTAGATAAACGCTATAGAAAGATTACCATTAAGTACGCCAGCTGATTGTGCTGAAAGCATCATACGTTTAGCTGTAGCAGATGTAAATGTAGCAGATCCTACCCCAGAAACTAAAGTAACTGGAGAAATGGGAGACCCTGCACCTCTAGCATTCAAGTCAGTAAGATTAACTACAAAATTAGCTGCAGTATCAACTACACCAGCAGTATTATAAGCTGTAAGAGTTACTACAATACTTGCAACCCCATTTGCAGCAGCTGAAGGAATTCCGTTAGTAAGTGGAGCAGTTGTAGTTAATACTACTGCCTCTCTGAGTACGAGAGAACTTGATCCTGTATTCCAAGTATACTTCCAAGGATTCTGCAGCAGAGCAGCATTATCTGGAATGGTAATTACAGTTGCCCCTCCGAGAGCTGCCGAGTCGATCGTTGCAGCGTTTATATTTCCTGAGCCGTCATATCTTATCTTCATGTGATTTCCTCATTTAATTAAAATGTTAAGACCTAATATATTGATACCCAAATACTATTAAAATATACCCTTCATTAGTCCGAAATTTCTGTTATAGTATTATCACTAAAATTAGACACCCAAATGGTGGAATTAGTACTGTCAAAGCATATACCTAACGGAGTGGTTCCAACTGGAATAGTTGCAACAAGCGCTCCAGTTGAGGCAAGCAACACAGTCACAGTATTGTCGGATGCATTTGCCACCCAGATGTTGGTGTTATCAGTACACATACTCTGAGGATTATTACCAACAGAAAAGGTACCTAAAGTAGCGCCAGTAGAAGCTAATAGTTTTGTAACCGTACTATCCCCATTATTAGCAGTCCAAATATTAGCTCCATCAAAACAAATAGTCTGCGGGTATGATCCCACAGGAAAAGTCCCTACTAAAGAGCCGTCAGAGGCAAGTAGCTTAGTTACTGTGTTATCCGCTGCATTACCTGTCCAAATGTATGTACCATCGAAACAGACTGAATAGGGATAAGCCCCTACTGAGAAAGTACCTACAATAGATCCGTCAGCCTCAAGAATCTTAGTCACTGTAGTGTCTACAAGCTGAGCAACCCAAATATTAGTCCCGTCAAAACAATTTGCGAACGGATAGTTTCCCGTTGGAAAGGTACCTATAGTAGAACCGTCAGAAGCTAAAAGCTTAGTGACTGTATTGTCGCTTTGATTATTAACCCATATATTCGAACCTGCAACACAGATTCCATCTGGATTAGTACCAACAGGAAAAGTTCCTGTGATAGATCCATCAGAAGCTAAAATCTTATCAACTGTACCGGCGTTGAAGTCTGAGACCCAAATATAAGTCCCATCAGAACAATTGAAATAAGGCCCGCTAGATGTTGGAAAAGTACCTAAAATTGTTCCAAGAGGTGCGACGTATACGTAAGTAGAAAGTAAAGTTCTCTTCCAACTACTTGAAGCTATACATATATAAATATAGCCCGAACTATCCCAAGCAATCTGCCCTGGATTTCCAGGAGAAGATGATGTTAGTGGAGCTGGAGTTCCATCAATGGCCGCTACTAAAGGATTTGGATAAGTTCCAGATAAATCTCCGCCAGCTGCTCCAGTAGGAATAGCTAAGCCAGTAGAAAGAATAGCTGCTCTAGGAAGAATTCCAATTCCTACTGTGTCGTCAATTGGAATTGGATCAGCTAGTTTGGTAACATTAGTACCATTATAATCAGCAATCCAAATATTGGAGCCATCGAAACAAACTCCATTAGGCTGTCCTCCAGCTGAAAATGTACCTAGAGTAGCTCCCGTAGAAGCTAATAGCTGAGTAACAGTGTAATCGTATGTATTACCTGTCCAAATATTAGTTCCATCAAAACATATAGGATAAGGACCTCCTCCAACAGGAAAAGTCCCTACTACCGCACCTGTTGTTGCTACTAACTCAATAACTGTACCATCTCCTGCATTAGTGATCCAAATATTAGTGCCATCGAAACAAACAGCAACAGGGCTAGATCCTACTGAAAAAGTACCTACTAAAGTTCCAGTAGAAGCTAATAGTTTAGTAACTGTACTATCCCCATCATTCACTACCCAAATATTAGCGCCATCAAAACAGATTCCTAAAGGGCTACTACCAACAGGAAAGGTACCTACTATTGCTGCAGTGGAAGCTAAAATCTTTGTTACAGTAGCCGCACCTACATTTACTGCCCATATATAGAGACCATCAAAACAAATTCCAGTAGGGTTACTTAAACCTGTAACAGTAGAAACAAGAGCTCCAGTAGAAGCTAACAGTTTGGTGACAGTATTATCACCTACGTTAGATACCCAAATATTAGTTCCATCAAAACAGATTCCAAATGGAGCAGATCCTGATGCAAAAGTTCCAATTGTAGCTCCAGTAGAAGCTAATAGTTCACTTATATTATTACTACTATAATTAGCAACCCAAATATTAGCTCCATCAAAACATACGGCATCAGGAGAAGATCCAACTCCAAAAGTCCCCAATGAAGTTCCAGTAGCAGGGGCTCCAGAAGGTGTTTGCCAATCAGCAGCTGTAGGACTAGTTGCTGTAATAACTTGGCCAACAGATGGCGTTCCAGTAACTGTTACACCATCAATAGCCGCTACAGTTGGATTTGGATAAGTACCAGATAGATCGCCACCTGCAGCTCCTGTTGGTATAGCAAGACCTGTAGAAAGAATAGCGTATCTAGGAAGAATGGCTGTAGGGTCAAATTTGAGATAATCGGCTAATTTGGTAACAGTGTTGTCTCCAAAATTAGAGACCCAAATATTAGTACCATCAAAAGCAATTCCATAAGGACCTGCGCCGACACCAAAAGTTCCGAGAGTAGATCCATTAGAAGCTAACTCAGTAACGTTAGCACTAGCAAAATTAGATACCCAAATATTAGTGCCATCAAAAGCAATTCCTACTGGTCCAGCACCTACACTAAAAGCTCCAATAATAGATCCATTAGGAGCTAATTCTGTTGCGGTATTGTCTCCATTATTAGCTGTCCAAATATTAATACCGTCAAAAGCTATTCCATAAGGATTATTACCTGTTACAAAAGTACCTACTATAGCACCTGTAGAAGCTAGCAGCTCTGTAACAGTACTGTCTCCATTATTAGCTGTCCAAATATTAGTACCATCAAAAGCAATTCCATAAGGACCTGCGCCGACACCAAAAGTTCCGAGAGTAGATCCATTAGAAGCTAACAGTTTGGTGACAGTATTATCTCCTGTATTAGACACCCAAATATTACTACCATCAAAAACAAGTGCAACCGGATTAGCTCCGACACCAAAAGTTCCAAGAGTAGATCCATTAGAAGCTAACAGTTTGGTGACAGTATTATCACTTCTATTAGCTGTCCAAATATTAGTACCATCAAAAGCAATTCCATAAGGACCTGCGCCGACACCAAAAGTTCCGAGAGTAGATCCATTAGAAGCTAACTCTGTGACAGTGTTATCCCCATTATTAGCTACCCAAATATTAGAACCATCAAAAGCTGTTGCGATAGGATAAGACCCAACACTAAAAGTTCCTTCTATAGTTCCAGTAGCTGGAGCTCCTCCACCAGCTGATGGCAACCAAGAGGTATTACCAGATCCATCAGCAGTAAGGACATCTCCTGCTGTTGCAGGAGTGCCACTAATATTAGAATTTATTTTTACTGACGATAGAGTATCGTCTAATATCTGTTCGCCAGTAATTTCAGATTTTGTCATTATTTTTAGGATAAGAAGCCCCTGCATCATATTGATGCAGGGGCTTTCCGTTAAAAATGCTTAAGGATTTCTAATTACTTAGTAGCGGTAGTTAACAAGAATTTTTTCACCATCAAGAGGAAAAGGAGCATTAAACTGAATAGCTCCCGTTCCAGGAACAATTACATAATCATTAGAAGCTCCTTCATCTTGAAGAACACCATTGAGAAACACTTCTTCAGAGCCTCCTATAATAGGAAAGTTCACTGTATTAAACGATCCATCACTACCATTAGAAATAATTCCAGCCGTAGTTCCAGTTGGATACTCTCTTACAACAATAGTACCGAGAGCATTCAGTTCAGGAGCTGTAGCAGTTACATTAAGACCTGCAATCTGGAAATTACTTCCAGCAGCAAGATTCAGAGTACTACCTGAATCAAAAAGAATTTCTCCTCCCAACATTACATCAAGAGTATAAGCACCTAAAGAAGAAGCTGCAGTCGATCTAAGGAAGTCAGAAGCAGCTAATCCCTGAAGCGTCAGAGCATTCGTAGTAGCTGTAGAGAACAGCGTGAATGTTAAGTTAGTAGTACCAACAGTAATAGGCTCGGAAGTTGTAAGAACGTAATTGAATCCGAGTAAGGTATCTCCACCAAGAACCGCAACGAACATCCCGGTTTGAATGTTAGAATTAGTGTTCGCATCTGTCGCGCGAGTAAGAACGTAATCATGCGAACCATCACCAGCTACTGTAACAGTGTAGATACCATTATAAGGAGCATTTCCACCTGTTTCATTGGAAACTAGAATTCTTTGTCCAGGTGATACAAGATGACCATCAACAGTTAGTGCGCCAAAAGAAGTACCTGTAAGAGTCGCACCTACACCTAGT